TATGCTTTGAGTACAGCATGGGATGTCTCAACAACGTCATATACACAGAGCTTTGATATTAGCAGTCAAGAAACTAGCGCAAGTGGACTAACCTTCAAACCTGACGGAACTAAGATGTATGTTCTAGGGCAAGGCGGCGATGACGTAAACGAATATGATCTAAGCACTGCTTGGGACATCTCAACTGCATCTCTTAACGATGTTAGTTCTTCGCTGTCTGGCTTTGATTCGCTTTTTGAAAGTATTGTATTTAAGCCTGATGGATCAATCATGTACCTGTTAGGCAGATCAAGAGAAGGTATTACATCTTTTGATTTATCTACTCCGTGGGACATCACAACTGTTTCAGTGCGCAATCCTAGCAAAGATTATTTAGATATTTCGTCAGTGCAGAATAACCCACAAGGAATTACATTTAAGCCTGATGGAACTGAAATGTATATTATTGGTGGTCAAAACGATAGAGCGCATCAGTACACATTAAGTACACCGTGGGATATTACAAGCGGCGGCGCTCCCGCACAACAAAATTTAGGATCAAATAGCGCATTCCCTACAGATATAACATTTAAACCTGATGGGACAAAGATGTATGTAACAGATGGTAATGGTGATGACATTGATGAGTATGATCTTAGCACCGCTTGGGATATTACTACAGCGTCTTATTTACAAAACTTTTCGGTAGCGTCTCAAGACGATGGCCCACAAGCTGTACAGTTTAAACCAGACGGTACAAAAATGTTTGTGGCAGGTCAAAACACCGACTCTATATATGAATATGCGTTAAGTACTGCGTGGGATATTTCTACTGCTTCTTTGACAACATCATTCAGTGTTACGTCTCAAGAGACTGTTCCGAAAGCCTTGGCCATAACAGAGTCGGGATTGAAGTTTTATGTTCTAGGCACTTCTAACGATCAACTCCATGAGTACGCAATGAGTACTGCTTGGGATTTATCAACAGCATCGTTTACTAAGACCACTGAAAAAATCAAAGCAATCCAACTGTATGAGCAAGCCCCACAGGGAATGTTTTTAAAACCGGATCAAACCAAGCTGTGGGTAAGTGGGAATAATCGTGACGGTGTTAATGCGTTTAGTATAATTTAAGGATATGGTGTGAATGAAATGGCAACAGAAAGCACTAAAACATTAGTAGATGCGATTAGTGTAGTCACAGTAGTAGGTACGATTGGTGAAGTGTTGCCTCCCTTGGCGGCTTTATTTACATTAGTCTGGACATCCATACGTATTTACGAAACTAAAACAGTACAACAAGCTCTGGGCAGGAACAAGGAAAGCCCAGATGATAGCTGAACTAGCCGCCGCTAATGCCGCCTTTGGTGTCATCAAGGAGACCATAGCGAATGGGAAAGAAATCTACGAAGCAGGAGAAGCTCTTGCAGACTATTTCGGACTTAAAGCACAGATACAACAGAAGGCGCACGAACATGGCTATAAGTCAGATTTACAGGCCTTCATGGCCGCAGAACAGCTAAAGGAATATGAGGCTACTCTGAAACAAATGATGATTTGGCAAGGGCGAGGAGGCCTTTGGCAAGATTGGTTAGCATACCAACAGGAGATGAGACAAAGCCGTGAAGCCGCAGAAAAAGAAGAAAAACTTAAAAAGGCTAAACGTAAAGAGCGCATTGTTAATATATGCCTTGGCATTGCTTTGGGCGCTTGCATTCTCTCAGCCATCGGTTTGATTGGTTACATCTTCTATTGGGTTGCACAGCAGAGGTAACTATGTGGACAGTATTTGGAATAATTACAATCGCAGTACAGCCCGGTGTGTTGCAGATTATAGACCGGAAAGAATTTAAAAACCCTCAAGACTGCTTTCAAGAAGCAATGGTACTTATGCAAGACGCAGAAGACCCCAGAGGAATGGCTTGTGTGCCTATACCAGACGATAGAAAAACAGGAGTATGATTCATGATTGGCCTAGTCACAGCTATCACGAACTTGGCAGGTACATGGGTCAGTGCCAAGGCGGAGTCAACCAAGGCCACCGCAGAGGCCAAAGCCACCGCACTGAAAACAGCGGCACAGTCCACAGCGGATTGGGAGCGCATCATGGCAGAATCCTCCAAGACAAGTTGGAAGGACGAGTGGCTCACAATAGTATTCAGCATCCCGCTGATTTTAGTCTTTATACCAAGCATGGTAGAACATATTCAAGCGGGATTTACAGCATTGGCAACTTTGCCGATTTGGTATCATGAGATACTCATGGTAATTGTATTAGCCTCCTTTGGTGTCAAGGCCGGTAAAGGAGTTATGGACATGATGGGGAAAAAGTAATGCCATACGGAAAAGGAACATACGGAAGTAAAGTCGGTCGTCCTAAGAAAAAGACCATGAAAACTTGCAAAGGATGTCCTAGTCCTGCTAAGTGTAAGGCAAAAGGCAAGTGCATGAAAAAGGCAAGAAGTAATGCCTAAGACTAAAAAGAAAGCAAATGATGCCTGTGCTCGTAAGGTCAAAGCCCGCTATAAGGTTTGGCCTTCAGCATATGCATCAGGTGCTGTAGCAAAGTGCCGAAAGGTTGGTGCAAAAAACTGGGGAAACAAAAGTGGCCGTAAGAAAAAGTAAAAAAGGTGCGGCACTTAAGAAGTGGTTTAAGGAAGAATGGATAGACTTAAAGACCGGAAAGCCGTGTGGTCGCAAGAGTGCCAAAGGGGGATCGAAAAGACCTTATCCATCTTGCAGACCAAAAGCAGTAGCGGCAAAGATGACCAAAGCAGAGAAAGCTTCAAGCACACGCAGGAAGACAGGCCCTGCCCGGATCAAGCACAAAGTAACAGCCTCAGGGAAACGTAGGAAATGAGCATTAGAAAGTCTTTTGGAGCCACACTAACGGCAACACCTACGGCAATCTATACTGTCCCTACAGGTAAAAAAGCTGAATGGGTTCATGCGTATATTACAAACGTATCTGGTTCTAATGGGACTGTTGATATGTCTGTCAATGGTTTAGTGTTACTAGAGGATTACACTATATCATCCAAAGATTTTAAAGATATCGGTGGTCATGAGAATACCTTTGTATTTATTGACGCAGGACAAACAATTACCGCCAATGCAACACAGTCAATGACGTTGATTGTATCTGTTATTGAACACAACGATATTATCCAAGGAGGCTAATGTGGCAAAAAAGAAAGACCCTAGACTTGCACGAGCCGGTGTTTCAGGCTTTAACAAGCCTAAGCGCACTCCGGGTGGCTCTAAGAAGTTCGTAGTGGTTGCCAAAGAAGGCGATAAGATTAAGACCATACGCTTTGGTGATCCTAACATGACAATTAAGAAATCTCAACCTGCACGTAGGAAGTCTTTTAGAGCACGTCATAAGTGCGACACAAATCCACCAAGTAAACTCACAGCCCGTTATTGGTCATGCAAAAAATGGTAGACTTGACATTTGACCAAAAATGTGCTATAATAGTACATATGTACTCTAAGGTATTCTTATGACATATTTAGAACTTGTCAATAATGTTTTGAAACGTTTACGAGAGCGTACCGTAGCAACAATAGATGAAACTACGTACTCTACATTAATTAGTGTTTTAATCAATGACGCTAAAACCGAAGTAGAAAACGCTTGGAACTGGTCTGCGTTACGTCAAACATTAACGCTAACGACAACTTCTGGTGTGTTTAACTACGAACTTAACGGAACTGGTAATAACTTTAGCGTTATGGATGTTGTTAACGATTCCGGTGATTTTTTTATGGAATACCGTACTCAACACGATTTTAACCAGTTTTATCTCAACCAAACTCCTGCTAGCGGCAACCCAAGATACTACAATTTTAATGGTGTTTCTGCTGACGGAGACACATTAGTTGATGTATATCCCAAACCTGATACAATCTACACAATTTACTTTAACATTATTCAACGTACTGGTGATCTATCTGCGGGTACAGATAAACTGACTGTCCCATCTTTGCCTGTTTCGTTACTTGCATATGCTAAAGCAATTGAAGAGCGTGGCGAAGACGGTGGAGTTGCTAGTACATCCGCTTACGCTACTGCTACTCGTGTGTTAAACGATGCAATTGCTCAAGATGCCCAAAGGCACACTGAAGAACTAGAATGGGTTGTATAGATGGCTAGACCGTTACAAGCACTCAGTATTGCCGCACCGGGGTTCTTTGGTTTAAACACCCAAGAGTCCGGTATTACCCTTGAAAGTGGTTTTGCACTGACTGCTAATAACTGCATTATTGACAAGTATGGACGCTTAGGTGCACGTAAGGGTTGGCGTTATGTAACGTCTACAGGCGGCTCTGGAGTCAATCTATTAGGTGCCCATCGGTTTATTGATATTGAAGGCACTGAGACCATTCTATCGTGGTCTGCAACGAAGTTTTATAAGGGCACTACAACACTTACTGAGATTACTCCTACATCTGATAATACGTTTACTGAAGGTAACTGGCAGTGTGTAACACTTAACGATAAAGCGTATTATTTCCAACGTGGCTATAAGCCAATGGTTTATGATCCGGTTGCAGGAACTATTACTGACGTAGAAGACGAAAGTTCCTACAGTGGCCGCAGTATCAATGGAACTACTCAGGCACCCCCGGGTAATGCTGTTATGTCTGCCTATGGACGCTTGTGGACTGCAGACATTCAAGACCCTAGCGATAGTTCATACTATAATAAAATGACTGTTTACTGGTCTGATCTGTTAAATGGTGCAGATTGGAACACAGGTTCTGCAGGTTCAATAGACCTTTCAGCGATACTTGTAAACGGTACAGACGAGATTGTAGGCTTTGGTGCTCAAAACGGTCAATTTATTGTATTCTGTAAACGTAACATTGTAGTATTTGCTGACGGTTCTGCTGACGCATCTTTTGATCCTGCTGCATTAAGACTTGTAGAAGTCATTAGTCGTGTTGGTTGTGTTGCTAGAGACAGTATACAAAACACAGGTATTGATATCTTCTTCTTGTCTGAAGATGGCCTAAGAAGCCTTGGACGTGTTATCCAAGAAAAGTCACTGCCAATGCGTGATTTGTCTAAAAACGTTAGAGATGATATTGTAGATCTCACTGCATCAGAAACTACAGCAAACATAAAATCTGTATATTCTGAAGATAACGCATTCTATCTTTTGTTGTTCCCAAGTGTGACTCAAGTATATTGTTTTGATACTCGTGCTCCGTTACAAGATGGTTCCCTTAGGGTTACCATTTGGGATACTCAAAATCAAACCAATATGTTATCCTTAGCAAACTCTGTTTACTTTACTCAAACTGATGGGCTTGCGGAGTACTTTGGCTATACAGACAATTCTGCAAGATATACTTTTCAGTATTTTACTAACTATTTTGACTTTGGTAACTCGTCAACAACTAAAATTCTAAAACGTATTGCTACCACAGTTATCGGTGGAGTAGGTGAGTCATTTATTTTTAAATCTGCTTTTGATTACTCTGATGACTATACATCGTACCCTGCAGTACTAGAAGACCTAGCTATCGCAGAATATGGAGTTGCTGAGTTTGGGGCAAATGGTGCAACAACGTCCGATGATTCGACTCCCGCAGAGTACACAAGTGGAACTATTTCAGATATTGTAAGACTTCCGGGGTCAGGATCAGGTAGTATCCTTCAGGTTGGTTTTGAAGCTAACCTCGATGGTGCAGAAATATCAATTCAAAAATTGGATGTATACGTAAAACAAGGTAGGATTCTTTAATGAGTAACTATACGCAACTAACCAATTTTGCAACTAAAGATAATCTTGCCAGTGGAAACGCCAATAAGATTATCAAGGGTGCAGAAATTAATGCTGAGTTTGTGGCAATTGAGACAGCAGTCAACAGTAAATCTGATACTGCTTCTCCAACATTCACAGGAACCCCTGCGGCTCCTACGGCAACCTCAGGAACTGATACAACACAGTTAGCAACCACAGCGTTTGTACAGACTGCTGTAGGTGCTTTGGTAACTATTCCATCAGGAATGCTTGCACCGTTTGCAGGAACTTCAGCACCCACAGGATGGTTCTTGTGTTATGGTCAGGCAGTCAGTCGTACAACGTATGCGGCACTGTTTACAGCTATTGGAACTACTTACGGTACTGGTGATGGATCAACTACTTTTAACCTTCCTGATCTGCGTGGACGCACCATTGCCGGTGTTGACGACATGGGAGGCTCTGCGGCTTCTCGCCTAACAAGTGACAATGGAGCCTCTACAGCAACTGCAGATTCCAATGGATCATTTACGAGTGCTACAAACATTCTTGTAGATGGAAATGCCGGTACAATTATCTTAGGAATGAAAGTAACTGGCACAGGAATCTCTAGTGAAGTTACAGTTGTCAAGATTAACAGCCAGACAGACATTGTGTTATCTTCTGCAGTTACTATTACAGATGACACTGCACTCACATTTGCATTTGATGGAGCTATTCTTGGTTCTGCCGGTGGTGAAAATACTCACTTATTAACAAGTGCTGAGTCTGGTGAACCGGGCCACAACCATACTTTAAATGAAACGCCTCATAGTCACAACATAACTACTTCTCCGGGGCAAGCCTCAGACGGAACATTCGATAGAGTTAGAAGCACGACTGAAGGGCAGGGTACCGCTACAAAATCAACTAACACAGCTAGTACAGGCATCACAATAGACGCTGTAGCCGCCGCAGACGCATCATCCGCACACAACATTATTCAGCCTACGTTAGTGCTGAATTACATTATTAAACAGTAAGAGGTAATCAAATGTCACTAGGAGGTATCATTGGAGGAGCCATTGGAACTAGCTTTGGTCAACCTCAGTTAGGAGCCGCTTTAGGTAGTCAATTATTGGACGGTGGGATGTTTGGAGACTATGGGGGTGGAGCCGCAAACCAAGCAGTTGAAGCCGCAGGTAAACTTGCAGAAGATATACGATTTAGGCCTGTTACTGTTGGTACAACATCCGGTGTAGCCTCTTTAGACCCTCAGGCAGGTGAGTACGGCGTTGCCCTTGCCCCTGCGTATGAAAACATCTTAGGGTCTGCCTTAGGCGGTGCAGGAGGCCTTTTTCAACAACTAGCCGCTTTTGATCCTAGACAGCGTGAAAGAGAAATTTTTGAAGAACAAGTTGGCCTACTTCAACCTGAATTTGAAAGACAAGAAGAGCGTCTACGTCAAGGCATGTTTGGTACTGGACGATTAGGTCTACAGCTTGCAGGTGAAGGCGTTGGAGCCGGTGCGGGATCAGGCATGGTTCAGCCTGATGTGTTTGGTTTAGGAACAGCCCAACAACAGACGCTTGCTAAACTTGCCGCAGGCTCACGTCAGCAAGCCCTTGGTGAAGCCCAACAGCTTGGTCAGCTTGCTCAGGGAATGCTACAGTCTGGTATGTCGATTTCTGAGATGGAACGTCAGTTGATTGCATTAGGTATTGACGCAGAAACCGCAAGGTCTGGCGCAGAGTTTGCCGCAGGACAAATTGCAATGAGTCCATATAAGTATCTGTTTAGTTCGGCTCAAGCACGTAGTAAAGGCCAAGGGGACTTCTTTAGTAACCTTTTTGAGGGCTTAGGAGGCTTTGGAGGTGGGCGCGAAACGGGCGGGCCTAAAGGGCCGGGAGATGTGTTAGGGCTTTTTAAAACAAACGCAGGGCCAACATCAACTACATACAACCCGTTTTCTTATTAGTAGGAACTTATAATGGCTAGAAGAGATCAAGTATTATCATTATTCGGTGCAACTCCTGCTCAGGTACTCCAACGAATCCGTGAAGAAGACCGACAGTTTATGTCTCAAATGCAAACTCCTGAGTCTAGGGTAGGCTTTGGCCTTGGACGTGCAATAGGACGAGCGTTTGGCGGAGAAGACCCTAGGGTTGCTCAGGCACGTCAAAGGCAAGAAGTCATGCGGAACTTTAATGAGTTTGGTGCGGAGGTTGAAAAAGAAGCCGCAGAGCGTGGCATGGCTCCACTCGATGAAGTGCAGATGCTAAATAAACGTGCTAATGAACTTGACGCTATGTCCAATCGTTTCTCAGCCCTTGGACAACCTCAGGACATTGTTCAAAATATGTCCAATGAAGCACTTAAAACACGCTTCTTGGCTTTAGACAAACAACGTGAAATGCAGAAGTTTGAGCAAGACCAACAAAAATATCAATTGGATATGCAGGTTGCTAAGGAACGTCTTGAGCAACTCCAAGAACGTGATAAATTAACTCCACTTCAACACGCTGAAATCCAACTCAAAGCAACACCTGAGAGTTATCAAGCATGGCTTAAAGGAGAAGGGCCATTAGTTCCTAATCCTAAAATGAGTAGTGATGTAAATAAAGTAATTCAAACTTTTGAATATTACATGAATTTACCTCCCGAAAAACAAAAACAATTTTTAATGGTAAAACGTGCGGTACCAATTGTTGATACAGGAGCTTCTGTTTCCTTTAGAAACCCTGCTGATCCTACTCAAGAAGTTCTAAATATTCCTAAACAAATTCCACCGGCTCAAACACCAGAAGCCAAGGCGGCTGTAACAGAAGCTGAAGTAACTACTGAGGCAGTTACTAAAGATAAACTAGCGGCTCCGGGTCAAATTATGGCCCTTGATATGTTTGACACACAACTTGCGGATCTTGCAGGTCATCCGGGCTTTCAGAATGCCTTTGGCTTTGGTGGAGCACAATTAAGCTCTATCCCGGGATCACCTGCGTTTGGTGCCTCATCATTACTTGAGCAGGTCAAAGGTAGTGCCTTCCTTAATGCGATACCACAAATGAAGGGCTTAGGTGCGCTGTCGGATGCTGAAGGTCGAGCAATCACACAGTCTGTAACAAGACTACAACAAGGACTTGCTCCTGAGGAAGCTCGTGGTGAAATAACTAAGATGCGTCTTCTCCTAGGGCAACAACGGGCTCGTATTGAAAGCAAGCAGTTCTTAACGCCTGAGCAAGTACGTAATATGCCTTTGTCAATTCCTCAGCTAACCCAAAGAACAGCCGGTGGAACCACATATGAGGTCATTAGCGAATGAAGTATAAAATCAACGGACACATAATTGAAACTGAAGGGCCACTGACAGAAGACCAGATTGATGCGATTGCCAATGATATGCGTACTCTGTATGGTGGTGTTGATCCTGATGTTCCGACAACAGACAACCTAACAACTCCTGAGGCTCCCTTCCCAGAAGCAGGAGAGCCTACATTCGGTCAACAGGTTGTCCAAGAGCTTCCTACGATCACTGGAGGTGGCTTAGGAATGGTTGGGATGGCTACTGGTGGGCCATTGGTTGCTATGCCGTTTGCAGGTGCAGGCGGTATTGTAGGAGGAATGTTACGTGACATTCTCCAAGGAAAACCTTTTGATCTTGCGAATTTAGCATCTGAGGGATTAGCTCAAGCCGCCTTTGAAGGTGGTGGTTCATTAGCTGTTGATATCGGCGGCAATATCGTCAGATATGCTCCAGATGTCCTTAGGGCTTTCAAGATCAGCCAAGGTGCTGATCCTATGCAAGCGGCTACTCAACTAATGCGTCAGGGTGCTCCTACAGCAGGAACTATTGAATCCAAAAGATCAACTCAGGAAATCCTTCAGGCAGGTGTTCCCAGTGCAATCCCCGGACAACAAGTTACAGCAACACTCAGTCGTGGACAGACAGGACAAGCAGGGCCAATGGCTCGTCTGTTTGAGTCTTTAGGTGCGATTGGTCTCCTAGGTCAGGGTGTCTTTCAACGTAATGCTGAACAGATTGACACAATCCTACAGACTAACATGAATAAAATCCTTGAGGGTTTCTCAGGGCGTGTACGAACAACATCAGAGATTGGTGAGGCATTCATTGATACAATCAATACTGCTAAACGTGCTCTGTCCGACAACTACGGTGCTGAACTCTCAGCCATTCAAAACTCATTCCGTACTGGTTACGTAAATACTCAATCACTCAAAGCACGGGTATCAGGTTTACTGAAGTCTGCCTCAAGAGCCTCTGAATCAGGTTCTCCTACGTTGCTTTAGGATGCTACAGTAGCTGAGATGCGTTCTATCCTAGACTTACCCGACAGTGTATCTGGAGATGCCCTCCTAGGTGTTCTTAAGCGTCTCTCAGGACGTTCTTCAGCACTCCTAGAGAAGGGTACTACGGGGTACAATAGCGTTGCTTCAGCGGAGATTACAGACTTCCTGACGAATACCTTTAGACCGTTTGTTGACAAACAACTTAAGGCAATTGATCCTGAGGCATTTGGTCGTTATCAAACATTAAATTCTAACTACGCTAATTCTACTGCGGCCTTAACTCCATCTCTGCTTAAAGCGGCGGCCAAACGAGGCCAACAGGAGAACTTCAGTGGCGTAGGTGCTTTGCTTGTAGAGACAAACAACCCAGAATACGTCAAGAAGGCATTCCAAGCACTACAGGAAGCCAAGAAAGTCAATAAAGACTTGAACGTAATTGATGCAATGGATGCTCTACGTCAGGGTTATCTTTTGAAACTCGTTGGTGGGGAAAGTCGTGACCTTAGTCAACTTGTGAAGGCCGCTGAAAGACTTAAGTCAAACCCCAAACAACAAGAGGTGTTTGATGAAGTTTTAGGCGTATCTGCACCGGGTGTTCAAAAGATGCTCAATGCGGCCTTTGATGCAAGCCAAGGTGACTCTGTAGGAGCATTGTCGTTAATGCTACGTGGACAAGAAAGTCAGTCCTTACGCACAATCGTACAGGCAGGTGGTGCAGGTCTTATTGCAGGTACAGGAGGGACGTTTACTGATCTAGCACTCGCGGCGGCAGTCCTAGGCACACCTAGGTTATTTGCTAAGATGGCTTTAAAACCTTCTGCAGTCAACAAACTACTTCAGCTTGACAAAGCATCACGTAATATGAAGCCTAAGATGATTGCGGCAAACCTTGGTCGTATTGCAAATGAGGCAGGGATTAATCTTGAGAAAGAGATTGAGTCTTACCTGCGTCAACTTAGTAAAGCAGAGACGCGAGCACAACAGATACAGCAGGTGGTCGGACAGATACAGCAGGTGGTCGGACAGTAATGGCAAGTTATCTAGATACCTATCGTCAGAACCGGGCTAAAGTACGACAAGAATTTGATAGTGGTGATCGTAATCTTGGAGAGTATATCTTAGGAAGATCCTACTATAGCCTTGCTGAACCTGTAGAGCGTTTATTTGAAGCAGTCACTCCAGACCTAGGCGTTGGTCAGTTCATTGGAGAACAACTGGAACGCACAGGTATCCCTGAGTACGTCAGAGAAAACACCTCAGAGGACACGCGCAGAGCTTTGAGTGAGGGCTTTGGTATGCTAGGGATTACTCCGCTTGGGCGTGTAATTCCTTCCAAAGCAATCCGGGGAGCAAACCTCTCCAGTGGAGATGTCTTAAAGCGTGGTCACTACAACCCAACTCAGGTTGAAGTTGGGATGTTCAACAGAGACCCAATAACTGGTCAGCAGGACAGAGGAATGCCTAGGAGTTCTGCGGATAACCTTGGGATGTTGTCCAGAATATCCCGTCCGATAGAACAGTTTGCTATTGATGTGTTGAAGCCTACAGAGCAAACACTAAATAAATATAAAACAGCCAAAGGCCACGCTAAGTTCTTCCTAAGCGGTGCAGGAGGAATACTTCAAAATATGTTTAGTCCTAAGGCTAGAGCACTCTATGCTGACTATGGAATCTCAAGAGCAATGGATCGAGCTTATGGACGCTATCTGAAAGCTGTTGAAGCAGGCGATGCTAATGCGGCTCGTCAAGCGCTAATAGAAGCCCATCAGCAAGCACAGCAGACAGCAATTATCCGAAAACAGACCGGAGCACAGGCTAAGAAAAAAGACCTGACTGAGAGCTTCCTAGAGGCTTCTAGCGACCCTAACTCACCTGCTCCTCCAGTATTCAAAGTAAGTGATTACGGAGACAACTGGTACGAACGAACAGCCTCTCCTGCGGCAACCTTTGCTAACTTTCCCCCAGAAAAAGCACGGTTCATCCAAGACCACATCGAAAAAGTATGGGGCGGGCTTAAGGGATACGATAGAAATACAACCAATGCGACCATTAAGACTCCTCGTTCAGACATTACAGGCAATCACTTTACGGACGTACTCTCAGAAAATCCCTCAGTTCGTACTAAGATTGCTAACTTATTCCTAGGCGGTACTCCAGATGCACCTCAACTAAGGAAATTTGACTCCGTAGAGGAACTTGAGGAAGCCTTAAAGCCTCTGACGCAAGATCATACGTATGTTAAAGCCAGAGGCAATAATAAAGTTGGGGACGTAAAGAAAGATAAATTTGGTAAGGATGAACTACCTTCTATTAAAATTCTAGGAAGGGATAGTGATGGTGTTTGGGTTTCTATTCCCGGATTAGTTGGTAAGTCAGGTAAGGTTGAAGGAGGCATCAACGGGCTTGTCCACATCAAAACCAATGGTGACCTGATTGGCGTAATGTCGGATATGCATAACTTTTTAGAAGAAATACCTATTCCTAAGGTTGGTCGTATACGGAACAGACCAATGGAAGTTGCAGTGCCTGAGGACTATTTAAACGTAACACCACCTATGCAAACCAATGTTGTCTCAATATCTACAAAAGGTAAGTTTGGTGATGCGGCTGAAGAACTTAGGGAAGCTCCTGCTGAAACTATTCCCGTCCCCCCACGAGCGCAAAGCAACGTAACTAATCCTGCGTCAAAAGAGAGAGTAGAGGAGACAATGAGTCAACGGGTTTCTCCTCTATCACTTGCTAGAGAAACAGGAGCAGTCGCAGGAAACATAGCGGCCTTAGGAATGCCTTTGGAATACTCTGATCCATTCTCAGAGCCAGACTTTAGATAAAAAGAAGCCCTCCGAAGAGGGCCAAAGAGTCACGACCGACTACTCAAAAATGTCAAACACCTCACCAATCATTATTTTGATGAAGGGGATATTGATAACGAATCCATCAAAAAAGTATACACTGGAATCTTCAATATCTTGTCCTTCTTTCCACCCCAAAATAGGTTGACTCTGTACTGTCTCCGCAGACAGCCCGAACACATGATGAAATCTAGCGGTTATCACGGCTATATATCTCCTTAGCTTTATACAAATGACGTGCATTGCCCGTATACTTGGATGCACTTCCTGTTTTCATGTATGCTTGATTGATAGCGCCATCTGCTGAACTATCTTTATAGTTTCCTATAAAACGATCACCGCAATACACCTCGTAGATTCTAAACATTACCACCCCCATGTTCCTGTCATTCCTTGAGCGTTGTAGTCCGTCACACGCTTCTCAAAGAAGTTACTGATACTAGACCCGCCAATCAACTCTTCCATCCACGGGAGAGGATTGTCCTTAACTTTCCAATTCGACTTAAGGCCCAACTGGATAAGCCTTCGATCTGCAAGGTAACGTATATACTGCTTGACTTCTCCCGCACTGAGTCCTTCCAAAGCTCCCATCTCATACGCAAGGTCAATAACTTTGTCTTCCAGTTTGACAGCTTGCCTGAACATCTCGTAAATTTCTTTCTTAAAGTCATCGTTCACAATCCTTGGATGCTCTTCACAAAATTCCCTAAATAGTTTCGCCATGCCTTCTGCGTGTTGCGACTCGTCCCTGACTGACCACTCCACAACCGTACACATTCCCGGCATCTTGCCGAATCGTTGGTAGTTGAGCAACATGGCGAATGCACTGAACAATGACATCCCTTCATTAAGTACAGATCGTGCAATAGCCAGACCTGTTCCTGACAAGGAATGTACATCTATATCCCCCATAAATTCTACTTTGTCTGCCATCTGTTGATATTCTAAAAATGCGGTAAACTCTTCCTCAGGCAACCCTAAGGTGTCATTCAAGAGCGCGTAGGCTCTTTGGTGGATGAACTCTCGACTTGCAAAGGCTGTGAGCATAGCCCTGATTTCATTGTTCTTAAACTTGGGTATATAATACTCCAAGTAGTTTGTTCCAACCGCAACGTCTGTTTGCGTAAAAAGCCGCAAGATTTGGGTAATATGGTGCTTTTCTTGCTCCGATAATTTTCCCGACTTCCAATGATTAACATCGGTCTGCAAATCCAGTTCGTCTTCAATCCAGTGTATCCTTTCGTGTTCCGTAGCATACGTAACCGCCCACGGGTATTTAAATGGTTTATAAGTCGTATTTAATTCCAGTAAGCTCATTGAGTTGTCGCTCCAATACTTCGTTCTTTTTCATTAGTTCTTCTATGACTGCGTAGCAATCATTTAATAGTCTTTTGTTAAACGGATCGAGGTCTTTAATGACCTCTAACCGCTGTAATATATTCTCCTCTACCCCTGACATGACATACAGACCTCATCGTCTACAAAATCCTTAAGTGCGTTCCTATCGACCTTCGTGCCTACCTTTTCAGCAGTA